AAAATGAAAGCAGATATTAAACGCCAGAAAGAGGCAGAAAAAAAGGGAGAAGAATAATGAAATATTTGATTACTGTTGCAGTTATTATGTGGGGCGCATTTTTTTATACAAATGCAAAAGCAAATGATTATAATACAGCAACAATTACTCATATTATTACTGAAACAATTAAAGGTACTGATATTGATTACAAGGATATTACAAATTCAGAAGTACAAAGAAAAGTACACAAAATAAATCTTAATACAATAGATTCAATTTTCGGTTTTTTACCTAGTATATTTGATGGTTTTAATACTCAAATGAGATTAAAGGCAGATAAAAATTACAAATGTTCAATACAAGGTGATTACAAAAATAAAGAATGTAATGATTAGAATATATAGATTATTTACTGTTATGTATTTTATAATGTTTTTATGCATTATAGTAGGATGTTCAGCAACAACTAGTAATTCTGTCCGTTCTCATATGGGAGGGACTTTAGGAGCAGTAACTGCTGGTGTAACTTGTTATGAATTATTACAAGCAAATGTAGCATTAACTGCTGCTTGTGCGGTTGTTGGTTCTTGGGTTGGTTCTAGTGCATTTTATAATGATGATATTAATATTCATACAGCAGTTTTTGTTGATACATTAAACACAGCACCTGGTAAACGGTCCCATACTACTTGGGGAAATGCTGCAACAGGCAATTGGGGTTCGATAACTGTTAATCGTAGTTATCTTGTTCATGGATTAAAATGTAAATCTTATGAATCAGTTATTAGTATAGAACACGGTTGGCCGATGAATTATGTTGAAAGAGAAAATGAATTTGGAACAGCGTGTCAGTTACCTGACGGTAGATGGCAAATTACGGATACATCAAAACAATGAAAACCCCATATACAGGATTTATTTTTACAATGTTAATTATAATAACAGTTATAATTATTTTTAATACAGCATTGGCAGGAGAAAAATCACAATGGTTAAATGAAAACCCTTGTATGATTAAAGTTATTATTACAGAAAAAACAAAATGTTTAGATAAAGAATGTTTAATTAGTGAAACAAAAGTGGAAAAAGAAGAAGTATTGAAATGTAAAGATGGTTATGATGGACCAAATTACTGGGAATTATTTGCCCAATTTTATTATGCAGATTTGACTACTCCTGCTTATTGCAGGCAGTATGCAAGACCAGACCATCCCTTTAAAACACCAGGGATGATTTGTTTAAGTGAAAGAGGTGTTTGGGAGGTGGCGAAATAATGGTTAAATTATTAGTTATTATTACTTGTGTTGTTGTCCTTACGACACAATGGGGAACATTTAAGGACAAAGTGAATATCAACAAAACAGTTGATGTTATCACAACTATAATTCAAAAAGTGAAGGAGTAAAATACTATGATTAGAGTTATAATAATTGCTTTGCTCGCTTTAACTTTGGCAAATTGTGCTGAAAAGACATACAAAGTAAAGCAGGAAGCAAAAGTTGAGGACGGTCGTGTTCTTAACAAAGTGCCACAATGGTTTGTGGATGCTAAAATTGATAAGGGTTTAATTAAGGACCGTGATGCTGATAGTTTTATCTACGGTGTTGGTTCTGGTACAAGTCCTGACCTGCAATTGGCAATTGATAAGGCAATAATGGTTGCGAAAGCAAGTCTTGCCGACCAATTACAAGGCGAAATGAACAAACGAGCGGATCTGTATATTACAGAAGTCGGTCAAGAAGGTAGCAAACAGGTTGCCACTAAAGTGGAACAAACTATTGTTAATGTAATCAAGAACACAAAAGTTCAAGGTTATGAAGAATGGCAGAAAGCTGTTTTAGAAACACCAATTGGAACTTATAGAGTTTATATAGGTCTTAAATATGGTGTTGGTGATGCTAATAAACTTGCAAAATACATTGTAGAATATGCTTCTGCTGAAGTTGATGTAAATGCATTGGCAGACAAAGCAATTAATAATGTAATAGCAGCACCTGTTGAAAAAGTTACCGAAGTAGAGTAACTAAACTATAATGGCCATTATAGTTTACAGTAAACCTGCTTGTGTGTATTGTGAAAAAGCCAAGGCGTTATTGACACGCCTTGGTTTAGAATACACCGTAAAAGTGGTCAGCAAAGATTTATCATTAGAAGAATTATTTAAAGAATTAGGCAAACAAGTAAGAACAATACCACAGATTATTATAGATAGTAAGCATATAGGTGGTTATAACGAATTAATAGAACATTTTATTAACAAAGGCAAAATTAATTTCAAGGGAGAGAAAATTGATTGAATCAGAAACAGACAAAGCGTGGGAAAAGAATAAGACCTCTTTAACAGAAGCAGGCGAAGAATTATCCAAAAAAGAAAAAGATAAGAAACGGATGGCAGAACTCCGTGCAAGAAAGAAACCACCTAAAATGACAGGTGTTCATCCATCGGTAGTATCATTACCAGATGATGATATACTTTCATATAAGAAAATCAGAAAATGGATTGAAACACAAGAAGGAAAAGCTAGAAGTGCAGGTGTGACCGAAAGGGCAAGACCAACAGATTTACGAGAGAAAAAAAGAAATGCAGCGATGAGGGAAAGAATGGATGCTCAAGGATATATTCGTGCTATGAAAAGATATCTTCGGACAGGTGATTGGGATAATTTATATTACGGCGAACACGAACAAAATCTAACAAAATGGAAAGTTATTGCACCAGCAGGTTAATATAAATAGTCATATGAACTTAACACTATCAGATAACGCTTATACACACATAGGACACCTTTTAAAAGAACATAATAAGAAGTATGTTCGATTACAAGTAAAGAGAGAATTAGCAAGGAGAAAAAGATAATGGCCGAAATAATACAATTTCCAACTAGTAGAATTGTAAGGAGACCTAAGCAAATTGCTCCAAAACTTGCTGAGAAAAGAGAGCAAGAAGTGCAGATTGCTCAATTTGTTGAGGATTTAACAGAACAATTATCTATGCAGATTCTTGCTACTTGCCAAGAAAATGTTGTGCATATGAAAGGCGAACCTTTTTTAAGAGATTTAGCAATTGTCATTGAAGGTGTTAAAAGTTTATTGTATAGAGATTTTGGCAAAGCTCATCCAATGCAAAGATTAACAGATACTATGACCCAAATTATAACAATGAAAACTGGACAAAGAGTTACTGATATTAATTATAGTAAATTAAGTACCAATCCTCCACAAACAAAGTATTTTGCTGATGTTGAAAAACAAGGTATCGCATTAGCAGATAAAGCAGGTATTGGAGAAGAATATAAGAAAGTTGTTAAAGAGTTAAGAAAATATATTAACAGTTTACCAAAAACAGATAAAGATAATAAACTTATAATACGATTTGAGCAAAAAAAAGAAGAAAAAGATATAGAATTTGAGCCCACGATGGATTTAGATTAAGATTTGACATTCCATAAGGAATGTGTTAGAATAGATAGTATGATTATAGTTGATTTAAACCAAATAATGATTTCCAATTTGATGGTCCAAATTAATGGACGAAATGCCGTAGAATTTAGCGAAGATTTAGTCCGTCATATGGTTCTTAATAGTCTCCGTGGCATCAATAAAAAATTCAGAAAAGAGTATGGCGAATTAGTTATTGCTTCAGATGGTAAACATTCCTGGAGAAAACAAATATTTCCAAATTACAAAGCAAACAGAAAAAAGACAAGAGAACAATCAGGACACGATTGGGAAACAATATTTGATGTTATAAATCGCATTAAAAGTGAATTAAAAGAGTTTATGCCTTATAAACTGTTAGAATTAGAAACAGCAGAAGCAGATGATGTTATTGCAGTTTTAATCAGAAAAGTCCAAAGAGTTGTGGGACCTAACCACGCTAAAAAGATTATAATTGTTTCAGGAGATAAAGATTTTATACAGTTACATAGTGATAATGTTAGGCAGTACAATCCTATATTAAATAAATATGTAGGTAAAGATGAAACACCAAGTATATATATTAGAGAGCATATACTTAAAGGGGATAGAAGTGATGGTGTTCCAAATGTTCTATCCGATGATAATGTATTTGTTGAGGGCAGAAGGCAACGCCCATTAAGTAGTAAGAAATTAAAAGAATGGTCTGCTGAAGGTTTTTTATATCATACTTTGAATGATGAAGAACAAAAGAATTATGATAGAAATAGAAAACTGATAGACCTAACTTTTATTCCTCAAGAATTAGAGGAAAAAATAAAAAGTGAGTTCGACAATATAAAAGTAGCAACTAGAGATAAAATACTCAACTACTTTATATCAAGAAAACTTAAAACTTTAATCGAGATTATTGATGAATTTTAATCTTGAAAGAACTGTTAAGGAGATAAAATAATGGTTATAATAAGACGAAATCCAGATGGTACTATTGCACAAGAATCGCAAACAAAAGCACCACCAAGACATCCAGCATTATCATCCGCACAAGGGATGGCAGCTCTTGCCGATTCAGGCAAAAGTGGTTTCACATTGTTTAGTGAAATCGCAACAAAAGTAAATAATGCAAAAGACAAGCCAAGAAAATTAAGAATATTACGAGAGAATGATACTCAAGCATTACGGCAAATTTGCAGAGCAGCATTTGATGATAAAATCAAGTGGGCATTACCACCAGGTGATGTTCCATATATTCCAAATGAAGCACCATTGGGCACAGAACATACACTTTTGTCCCAGGAAGCTAAACGATTATATATTTTTATTGAAGGTGGAGATAATACAATATCTGCTACAAAAAGAGAAACTTTATTCATTCAATTATTGGAAGGATTAAGTGCAGAAGAATCGGCATTCTTACTTACAGTTAAAGACAAAAAGGTCAATAATGAATATAAAGGATTTACGGCAAATCTAGTGAAAGAAGCATTTAATTGGAATGATGATTTTATGAAAAAACCCCCTAGTGGAACATCTACTGCTAACATTTCATAATAATAAAAAATCGCAGAAAACCCCCATTTTTTAATGATTTAAGTCATTGATTTATAGGGGTTTTTTATTTGAATTAATCCAGAAAATCGCAGAAAATAAGGGTTTTTTAGGGTATTATTTGCTTGTAAAATCGACCCTAATTTGATATAATGGTAGTATAATAAATAGAAATGGAGACTATATTATGATTACTAATGACCAAATGATTGCTCAAGTACTTGCAAATATGCAAAGATTGAATAATCAAATAGAATTAAATTTGAATATTTTATCAAATTTGGATCGTATGCATTCCGAATCACACGGTGGTTCAATGAATTTACACGACCAAGTTTCACATATAAGTAACGGATACGAAACTTTAAACAACGGCTTACAATCAGCTCGTAGAGTTCACGGAGTTGAAACAGATGGAACTGATTCTGATGTTCTAGGAGATAGGAGTACTGTATGAAAACTAGACCTTATCATTATTGCATTATGCAAGTGGGTAAAGACCCAAAAATTATTGAAATACAAGGACTTACTTGGTTTGAAACCGATGATTTAGCCTATCAATATTGGGGATTTATGAATGATGAATTCCAAAAGAAAATTGGTGCTATATCAGTAATTAGTGAAGAAAATTTACCATACTTTTTTGATTGCAATTCAGAATATATTAAAGCAAAACTAACAGGTACTAGATTGTTAAAATCAAAAGAACCTGCTGGTGTTAAAGTAACAAATGACCAAGAAGTCATAGCAAATTATTAGAGGGAGAATATTATGGATATTTTATTATGTGTGGCAGTTATACTATTTTGTATAGTTGCTGGAGTTTATTTAATTAGTCAAAACAGATAACAATAACGGTGGGAGAAATATGGCAAGATATAAGAAGTTAGCAACAATTTTAAGGGATGTGGATTATAAGAAACCTTATAAACCTAACAAATCTAATACGGAGATGTTTTTTAACATTTTAAACTATGCGATTTTTAACGGTAAATTAACACCGATAGATAAGTTTAGTATTAGACGAATTAGGGATGCCCTTGCTTATTATGAGTATGATGAAAAAACTGATATTGCACAAATGACATTTAAACCAAAGTTTAAAAATATGAAACAATTTTTAGATATTTTGGGACACGAAATGGTGCACCATTATCAGATTACACATCAAAAGAATAATAGTGGTAACCATAATTCATATTTTTATAAATGGAAAAGTAAATTTGAAAGAATGGGATTAGATTTGAAAGTGAGATATTAATGAAAGAAGTTATGATTAAATCAACGAATAATGCGGCAGGAGATATTCCAGTGGCAACAAAAGCAGATGTTTTATCCAAATCGGATAAACATATGAGGGTTGTATTAAAAAATACCACCGTAACTTTAGAACTTCATAGAACGGATGTACGACAACCGTATATAGGTCGTTTATCAGGATTGGAGTTTAAGTGTGATGAAGTTGAATAGATTCCATAAAAAGATTATACAAGGTATTATAGACAGCCGTAAAAGTGTTTATGAAACACCTAGAAGAAAAGTTAAAGATGTTCCTTATAAACAATGTAAGGAATATGATGCTGCTCTAGCATTGATGTTAAACAAAAGTATAATAGCACAATCAACAAATGAATTAGAAATGGAAGGTCCTGCAACACCTGAACCAGAGTTTAGATGGTTCACTTGTAGACCTTGGAAAACAAAACGAGAATTGAAGAAATTACTATGTTAAAATACTTACACAAAACTTACACAGTTCTTACACATACATATTTTTGGACAATTTTAGTTATTGCAGGAATTATTCTGTATGCTTGTAATAAGGAAGGACCTTGCACGGATGATGGTTGTGCTTCTTGGCACGAAAATCAAAATCAATTTGGTGTGGATGAATTAACTATACCACCTGGTTTAGATGAAGCAATAGAAAATGCAACTGAAACTATTGAAGAACTTGAAATTACACCTATCGTTCATACAGATACAAAAGATGAGTTTGTTTATTCTTTGAATCATTGTATTACATACTTGTATCAATTTGTACCAGAAGAAAAACAAATACCAAGAGAGTTAATAATTGCACAAGCGGCATTAGAAACTGGTTGGGGCGAAAGTAGATTTGCTAATGAAGCAAACAATCTATTTGGCATCAGAACTTGGGATAAAAATGATCCATATTTACTGCCTATACCTTGGAAGAAATGGCCAGGTTGGGGTGTTAGAGTATATGAAACAAAATGTCAAAGTGTTGCCGCTTATATTGATATAATAAATGAAGTGTTTGCTTATGAAGAATTTAGAGAAGTAAGAAAACAAGGTGGTACTGTTTTTGAGTTAGCAGATACTTTGACCAAATATGCAAGTAAAGAAAATTATACCGATTTAGTTAAACAAGTAATAAAACATAATATAAGGGGAGTTTATGAATTATAAAATGAATGTAGTTGATTTATTTTGGAGAAGGGTTGACAATTTAGAAAAACAAATTGAAAAAACTACAGACACATTATGGAAAGCGATGTGGAAAGATAAGTTAGTTGAGTTGATGAATCATCAATTCAATATTGAGTTGATGAAAAATGTACCAGACAGAAGGATGATTAATTAAAATGATAGTACCAGAACATAAACATATAATAGTAAGAGCAGACGATTGATGGTAGTGATATGTCCGAAATGCGGAACCGCAATTAACAGAAAAGAATGGGATGAAGTGAAGAATAAATGGAAAGAGGTTAAAGAGGTTGAAGAGGAAGGTGTTAGACGAGGAAGAGAAACAGCAGAATATCTTAAAAGTTTAGGATATATGGGAGGAAAAAAAGATAATGAAAACATTTAAAACACATTTAAAAGAAACAACTCTTTCGAGGGTGTTTCGTCATTTTCAAAATAAGAAAATTCCAGTAGGAATTATTACTGCTTTTCGTAGGTTGAAAAGTTATAAAGAAAATGTTAACCGCAATAAAGTATTAGCTAATAAAATAACTTCAGCCAAGTATGGTTATTTTTATGTTGAAGGACATTGGCAGGATAAATCCGATGGTAATAAAGCAGCTGCTAAAGAAGATTCTATTTTAATTGTTGGAAGAGAGAATGATAATGGAAAATTAAAGGGACTTCTGAAAAAATGGATCAGAGAGTATAATCAGGATGCTGCTTTGTTTAAGGATGAAGGCACTACAAGCATTACTCTCTTGGAACAATCTGGAAATCTTATCAATATTTCAAATAATTTTTCATTAAAGAAAATTGAGATTGGTTATACCAGATTGCGTGGTAGAGGTGGAAGGTCTTTTAGTTTTGATGAAGAAAGGGAAGGACTTGGTTGGTTAGGCCAGATGAAAGAAAAAATAGAAAAAAAGAATGCCGACATATAGATTTAGAAGAAAAAATGGGAAAGAGTTTGATATAGTAATGATGATGTCCGAATTGGATGAATATAGAGAGAAACATCCTAATCTTGAATTATGTATACCATCAACATTGAACATTATATCAGGTACAGGCACTTTAGATGGTAAAACAAGTAGTGGATGGAAAGATGTTTTAGGTAAGGTTGCTGAAGCTCATCCTAGGAGTGAACTTGCAAAACAGTATGGTAGAAAATCAAATAAAGAAGTTAAAATACAAAGCACAATAGAGAAACACCGAAAAATACGACAACAAAGAACACAAGGAAGATAAATAGTTATATGGAAGTAGCGAGCATACCAAAACACGCTACCTGTGAGGTAGTTAATAGTACTAAAGTTGAGTGGTCAATCCGCACAAACTTCCATACGAAGCGGTGCACCGTTGACGAACAAGGAAAATAAATGGCAGACTTTGATTTTTTAGATGGGTTTGATGAACTAGGTGGTGACTTTGGTTTCACATCTGTTGCAAGCAAACCATCAGATAAAGTCGCAGATTCAAAACAAACCGAGGCTGTTGTAAAACAAGCAGCTGAAGGAGTCGGCAAAGTTGTTTCTAGTGATATTGTTAATA